AGCATAGGCTTGGAATAAGGACTGGGCGGTATCCACATCGTTTGTGGCTGAACCATCAAAGGTGTTACCGTACATTACCCAGCGGTACCCGTACGTTCCAATCTTGATTATACTTCCTGTGTCCGGTTGCAACTTCCAATCAGATTCAAGGGTAATCGTTTCCCCATTAAACGCGCTAATCAGTCGGCACTGCCCGACCCACCTGACTTGTCTAGTTTAGACGCAAGTTCCGTCTCGATATCGGTACCATTTATTGTGAGACCTACTGAAACTAAACTAATAGATCCATCTGCCGAAATAACAATATCATCACCAGAACCGGAATCCAAAACAGCTAATTCCTTAATCATATTAGTCACCACAATAGCCGAAACCCCGGAAGTTGGGGATTGATATGCGAATTCATTCAATGCTAGTGTAATGGCGGAATCCACTTGGCCTGCCGTTTGTCTAAGTGTAACATTCGTTTCTATTGTAGAAATTCTCCCTTCAACCTGTGAGGGATAAATAGTATCAGAATCGTCAATTGACACAGTTGTCTGTCTGCAATATGCGCTCATATTAACACATAGTAAAAATATCCAAATAATTTTTTTCATAATTATCCTCTATGTTATTCAACTTCCTGATTTTTCTGTATTACCTTTCCACCAATTCCCGCCATAAGGAATGGTGAAACTATCATGGTAATTTCCATCATTGGGATTTTTAAGTGCAACCCCGCTATAGCCAAATATGATGCTGTTACAATGCAAATAAACATCCCAACCCTCATAGATGAAGTTTTTCCGTTACTTTCTAATGTTCCATTCATGATTTATCCTTTATTATTATGACAATAAAACAGTTGCTGATTTAACACTACCGCCAATTCTTGCAAATATTTGTAAATTATTTCCAGAAATATTAAATCCGAATTGTCCATCTGTTAATAGTTGAGTGGTGGTGAGATCTTGCGCCGGAGGGTGAACGAATTGGCCGTTGTTCCACAATTGTACTACATTTGCATCCTTACCTATTTTTGTGGTGTATTCATTAGTATTGCTTACTCCTGAGCCAATTGCTGTGGTGTATCGAGCGGTGGCCTGAGCACCAACACCAATCGCAATCCCGTGTTGATTACCATTACAACTAGCACCCGAACCTATGGCTATAGATGACCCATCGTATTGTTGACCTATGCTAGTTGCACCCGAACCTATGGCTATCGTGTTGGACCCAACGGAGTTAGCCCTAGATCCAATCGCAATGCCACTTTCACTATAATCTCCACCATCATAACTGCAATATGCTAAATGGCCAATCGAAATAGCACTAGTGGTTTTATAGTTTCGGGCATCCACTCCAAACGCCATGCCCCTTTCACTAAAATAATTATGTGCATGACTACCAATCGCAATGCCGTGATCACTATAAGTATTATATGAACCAAAACCAATCGCATTGGAACTCGCACTAGAGAGATTATGTGCCTGACGACCAATCGCAGTGCCATCAGCACTTGTCTCATTATATGCACCACGACCAATCGCATTGGAATTCGCACTAGAGGTATTATATGCCTCATGACCAATCGCATTGGAATTCACACTAGAGTAATTATGTGCATGACGACCAATCGCAGTGGCTTGATTACTAGCGGTATTATATGCAGTAACACCAATCACATTGGATTCGGCACTATTTCTATTATTCGCACCATTACCCATCGCATTGGATTCGGCACTATAAATATTATGTGCAGTCCAACCAATCGCATTGGAATTCGGACTAGAGGTATTATATGGACCATTACCCATCGCAGTGGAATTCGCACTAGTAACATTTTTCGCACGACCCACCGAAACGGAATTCACACTAGAGGTATTATATGTATTATAACCAATCGCAGTGGATTTAACACTATCAACATTTTTTGACGCATACGTAACATACGGATTCGTATAACTAGACCCTATCACAACAGAATTGGCACTATTACTATTATATGAATCACGACCAATCGCAGTGGAATTATCACTAGTCTTATTATATGCATCTGTACCCACCGAAATGGAATTCGTACTAGTCTTATTATATGCACCAACACCCATCGCATTGGAATACCCACCATAGGTATTATTTGCACCATCACCCATCGCATTGGACTTCACACTATAGATATTATATGCACCAACACCCATCGCATTGGAATTACCACTATAGATATTATATGCATTATCACCCATCGCATTGGAATTCGGACTAGAGAGATTATATGCACGATCACCCATCGCATTGGAACCAGTACTAGAAATATTATGTGCACTAACACCAATCGCAGTGGCTTGATTACTAGCGGTATTATATGCACTATAACCAATAGCATTGGACTTAACACTAGTCTTATTATATGCACCATTACCCATCGCATTGGAATTAGCACTATTAGTAATATTATTTGCATCTGTACCCACCGAAATGGAATTCTCACTAGGTGCATCAGCAGACAATCCAATAGATATTGAACCATCCCCATATGCACTACTGCTATAACCAATTGCTAAGGACTGTTCACCTCCAGTATCAATATCATGACCAACAGCTACAGAGCCTTTTCCTGTCGATATATTCTGACCGATCTGAGAACCTATAGCTATAGAATTTTGCGATGCTACAATATTATCAACACCTACGGATACCGTATTTATTGAGCCTGCATACGTGGTGTGACCTATAGCTACACTATAAGAAGCCGTGGCATCATTGTCATAACCAATTGCTATAGCATGATCACCACTTGCTTTGTTGTCATAACCAATTGCTGTAGACCCATCACCACTTGCAACTCTAATCGCGAGTGATCTACCAGATTGCACGTCCAACGCAGATGAACCAACGGCATTGCCCGTCTTATCACCTCCGACTATACCTGCTCCTATAGTTTCCAGTTGTTCAGGTGATCCACCACCACCACCGGATTGTATAAGATCTAAATCTCCTATACCCCCAGTAAACATATATTCGGTCACATCACCGGCAATATAGTTTCCGGCATCGTCCTTAACTGCACTTGAAACGATGTAAACAACTAACCCGACTGAACGGTCATTTGTTCCTAATGCGGCAAGTGCCTCTGCGATATTTTCATACGGACCAGATCGTGCGTCTAATTGCTCTCTTGAGCTTGCTCTAAAGCCTGATAAAATTGGAATAGCCATAATTTCTCCTAATATATAAATGTAAAGTTTTGATTAATTGTTGTAACTGAGTTTGTTCTGTAGATCTTATACGGAATCGCTACATTTGATGTTCCAGTAATACTATAAGTATATACATCAAAGTTATCAGTATTATCTAGATTATTCCCATCCTTAATAAGTGTGAGATCTCCGTATGATGCTGGATATGCGAAATATAAATATTCATCAGTAGCGTCCATTCCAACAACTTTAGTACCTTTACGTGAAGTATCCTTTGTAAGAGCCTCTACACCACCTGTGCTATAGTCGTTTACGCTAGTTCCCCAGTAGAATGGATATACCCAATAAACGTTTCGTGTATATGTGTCACTACTAGAATTCAATCCATCAACACTTTCAGCGGAACATCTCCACCATTTAGATACTTCAGCTCCAGTGGTGTTGGTTATACTATAATCATCAGAATTAGAACCAGTTGCTGTATTTGAAAGTAAAGTTGTTCCATATGATTGGGATTGCAATTCATTTGAGGTTGGGGTTTTGTTAATAACCCAGTTAAATGTCAGCGTATACGGGGTTGCCGGTATATCGAATTCAAACACGGTACCTTCTGTAACTGTGAGTGCTGTAACGTCTATATCGACATATTCAAGTGCATCCAATCTTGCAACGTTCTGATCAACGTCACCACTTAGTGTAACTATGTCTGATGCATTTTGACTTATATTTGAAGTGTTCTGTTGAACTTGAGCCGAAAGGGATGCAAGATCAGAATCTGAAGTAATTGCAATCCATAAGTCTAAATTAGGGTTAAATGATTCAAATTCGCTACTGTCTGTATTGTAACGAAGAATTGGGAGACTCAATGCACTTGCACTGGTAGGGCGTTCTGCCTCTGTTCCCATTGGGATTGAAATACCGTCACTTCCCCCGATAGTTAGGGTGAATGGGACACTGCCACTAGGAATTTGATCGGTAATACTGCTTATATTATAACCAACCCCCACATTCTCAGTAAATGCTACTAAGTCAGTGTGAACAAATTGGTCATTTTCTTGTCTTAAAATTTTATCTGCCATAATATGCTCCTATACTATAAATACTTATCGTATTGGAAATTATATTATGGCAGATATTATCTACTTTTTACTGTGTAGGGGGTTGACCACCTGCTGGGGGTTGACCACCTGCTGGGGGTTGACCCCCTTGCTGTGCTTGATCTGCTCCCATTTCAGGTCCCGGACCAAAGTCTGGTGGAGTTTCTGGGGTGAAGGCTGAACCACCACCTCCTGCACCACCGCCCATGATATCCTGTTGAGCCTGATCCATCACATCTTGGTTGTCGTAGAAGTCTGGTCCTTCAGTTCTAAGCCTTTCAACTTCCCACTGAAGTTCAGCGTCTTTCCTCAACCATTCACGGTTTTCTGCCATCTGAGAATCCGAATATCCAAGGTAGTAACGTTGTGCATACGAGTTTGCAATACCTTCATTAGAAGACATGTTAGAATAGTTATCGAACTTGATTGAGAAGATCTGTTGCTCACGCATTACACCAAAACTGGTTGGAGTGTTAAATCTAATATCAATATCATCTTCACCCAACTCATACTGCTTCCAAAGTCCACGCAATTTAAGGTGAGTCATGAAGGAATTCTTCATACCCATTGCAAATGAACGCTGAATACGCATTACGAACTTAGCGAAACGAAGTTCTTCCCTTGTAATTTCTGTACCATCTTTAAACGGATCAGCAGAGTCCAAACGGGAAGTTGGGATCTTCAGAGACTTATAAAGCTTCTTAACGAAGTACATAAGGTCATCCAACTGTCCTAAGTTTTGTCCACCCTGTAGAGTGTCCACTTCTGTGCCGTTTTGTCCGTTTCTCTTAGGGAACCAGAACGCATCAAGCATGGATTGTGGGTTATACGAGTTTTGCATACCTTGTCCAGAGAAGTCAAACGTTTTCTTAGACCAATAGTTGTGCATTAGTCGTTTCATGTAAGATTCTGCTTCTGGAACGTTCATATTACCAACGTCAACTTTGAAAACAAGACGTTCTGGCGCACGAACTAGTCGGTAAATTACAATTGAGTCTTCAATAAGCGATAATTGCTTATAAGGTCTTCTTGCATTTTCAATATAAGGCAATCTGACTGTCTTATCAGCATTCCAAAGACCAGAGTGAATATATGTGACCTGATTTGGCTCCATAAACACGATTTGCTCTTTGTCAATGTTTTTTGCATCATCACTTAGAAGAGGTTTACGAAGTAAATACCCTTTAATAAGCCCATTCTGAACATTATCATAAATTGGGTTGATCAATTCGGTTGGAACAGTCATTACCCCAAGTACACCAAAATCTGCACGATTCTGGGAGATGATATTTTCAAAATAAAGCTCTCCATCAATGAGGAAGTGACGGAAATATTCCCAACCCTTATCCTCAAGCTTAAAGTATCGACAGAACTTAACCCATTCCTTCTGAATTTCGTTCTTTGTCTCTCTATTATATTCACCCTGTAAATTGAATTTTACAACGGTATTATCTTCCTCATTATACACGACACATTCGTCACAAATCTCGTCTATAGCGTCACTTAGCTCAGTATAAGCCGCCATTCTTCTATAGTCTTGAATTCTCTGAATCTTGTCTGTATCTAAAGACGAGTACATATACTCGTAGAAGTTCATGTTTTTAAACACTGAACCTAAAGCACCAGTTCCGCTGTTAGGCATTCCCGGTTGGCTATATGTTACAGACTGACTTAAAAGTCGGTCTTCCTGTTTTGTCGTTAAATCGGCAAATTCATTGTATTTCGGATTTAACCTCGAAATACTGTCCATGATATTTGACGAAAACGGCAACCTTGCAATCATTTCTGATCTAAATCTATTATTTTCTGCCATAATTTTTTTATCCTATAAGTATTTACATTCTGATCATGTACAATCAATATTAATTGATGAATTATATCACACCGATTATTCAAATGCAAATTTAATTATTCAAAAATAGGCTTGCTCCTGAATGAAAAATCTTGTGCATACCCATTAATTTCTTGATCTAACGATGGGGAATATACTCGTTGAGTAGCTCGATCCCATTTAGGATCAATAGACAATAATACAATTTCATCTTTCACACTTTCTACCGAATAATCATGACCAAATTGCGTCACAATATTCCCATACTGCCCAACACTCTGCAAAACCACAGATTCAAACTGGCGATGTCCACCATATACCGCTATTATATTGGGCTGTTTAAACACAAACTCTTTAAATTGAGTTCCACCACTACTTCTAGGTGGAGAAGTGATATCTGTTGTCCATGAATAATATGGATATGGATTAGTTCCAGAATCAAGATAACCAATTCCAGTAATACTATCACCGTATAAGTAATCATGTGAAAAGTATATAATACGAGAATCTGGGTTATCTTCCGCAATCTGATTACACCATGCCAGTACTTCTAGTCTTGGTAGGAATTCAACACCAATGAAAATATACTCAACACCACGAACCATTATTTTATACCAAACATTTTCAGATTTACCCTCTTCATATTGTCCACCATACCAAGACTTATCAGTAAATCTAGTATCTGGGAAATAATAGTTAAATGCTTCCAAATCATTCGGATGCCAAACAGAATCATATTCATGATTTCCTGCAATAATCAATAATGGCATATCTGCATCATCAATCTTATCCATAAGAGGTTTTACTCTATCATATTCAGGATCATCTGGATATACAGATACAAACCCCGTTCCATTATGATGTGTCAAATCTCCAATCTGTGCAACCATCTTAATATTTTCAGTTTCCTTATTGTCAATAATCCAATCAACCATGTCAACCAATCCATCAATCTTACCATCAGTATACGGTTCACTCACAAAGAACTGAACATCTGGAATAATTGCAACAGTAAAAGGAGCATTTTCTTCATCAGATGCAATTATAATCCTATCAAATTCCGTTGATAAATTATGAGTATGTGTAGTTTCTGCCATTATTCATTCCCCGATAAGTCTGCACTTGCATATGACTCCAAATCAACCCCAGTACCAACTCCAATGAAGTCTGTAGTGATTGTGTGGATTTCTCCAACTGAAGAATCGACCTTTTTAAACAACCAACCCTTAATAGTAAAGGAAGTGTCCACTCCAACTCTGTAATGCTCATTGGCATCAATATCAACTGGGTAGTTGTATGTCAATTGACCACCCCACTCAACTTCCGATCTTAATTCCCGATCAACATTCGGATGCTTCCAACTTAATATAATGTATGGGTCGAAATATGGAACGAAGTTACTCACCATCTGATCCATATCATTCTGATACTTACTCAACATTGAAATATTCATCGTAATATTAACAGGTATTGGTTGCAATGGAGTATTAGTCTCCTGATCCAGATATGTTGGGCCGTCAATCTTATTGAACACTCTAGTACTATCTCTAGAAACTGAACTAATCCAACAGCCAACCACTGGAAGTGAAATATGTTGCTGTTTATTCACCAACCAATGCAATACCCTACTCTTCGGTGCGTATGCAAAGCGAACAGAGATGTCCTTCTCGACCTCCTTATCCTCATTGTAGCGTTTTACGATACTATCATCCAACGCTCCAATAAATTGCGTAATTAAATCTTTTAATTCCCAATGGAATGTGTAATTTTTCATAATTAAAGTTCTCCTACTCTTGGTAGATCCTTTATCCTTTGTATATCATATCTTGGATCGCCATTCCTATCAGAAAGAATATTCATAGTATCTTGTATATCCGTTATTAACCCATCCGTGATAGAATCACCCACTGCTACTGCCTTACTATTATCCCCTTGTGGATATTTAAAACCACTATGAGCAGTATAACATCCCAAGAAAATTAATTCATCGCGTTGTAGCGCAAATAACGGTCTGCCAGAATCGCCAGTACGATCAAGATTATACGTCCCATCAAATCTAGTCCAATAGTGGACATCAGTATTATCACCCATACTACCAATCCTTCGCAAATCCTCAAGTTCACCCAATGAGAATATCCCTTCTTTAGAAGGAGATGCCCCATATGATGTATATTGGTATGGTACTTCCGTACTAAATACACTATTCTGGTATTCCTGATCAGTATAATAACCTTCAGGTAAGAACTTTACAGGGCTAATAGCATCACTAACATCCCTATCAAAATACATGATACATAAATCCCTCCCCACCCTTTCAAAGTCAATATTCCTTGGATTCTCAACATTATTATCCATATCCATGAATGGCACCACCGTATTCCCGTTCAACCACTTTGAATCCGCAAAGTCATCTCTAGTGTGATTTGCAGTTATTCCGTGTCGTGGTGATAATAGGGTAATGCAAGTTGCAAAGGTGTGATACCTACACATAACGGAGAAACTAGTAATATCCTTATGCTGATACCAACAATCTGGATTTCGGATTAACTCCTCGGCAGTAATATCCAACCAATATGGATATAAATAAAATCCACCATCAGGATGTTCATTTCTTCGGATAGCAATTTCATTGTTTGACCTATATCTATACATCGCCTTACGAGAATCATCAGGGGTTGGATCGTTCTTAATAATATTTATAGCCATATCAACATCAAATGGATTTTCAGCCCAAGGAAGTATAGTCGCTTGAGATGAATCCATTACCCAGAGCGGATGGCGATATCTTGCAGGACATGCATAATTAGGATATACTGAGGTAAATTTAAGATCATTATTATCAACCACCTCATATATTCTATCACCACCATCAGTTTTAAGTGGAAAATGTATAATATCACCCAAACGATCCGTGCCATATTTCAAATCTCCAAAATGCCCAGTAAATACATTTCCAACAGAGTTATAATCTGAACGCGGATAATCACTATGAACACTCTGATTAGAGAAACCAAAACTAAATGGCAAGTAAGAAGTACCTGTTAATGCATCCATGAACAGTTCACTATAAATATTAGCATCTACATAGTTCATACCCGCACTGCCAGAGATATAATCCAAAGTCTGCAACTCACCATTCATTGTTATGTCAACATACGGTTCAGATGGATTGAAAGTAATCCTCAATGTATATTCATTATCAATAGAGTCGTTATATACACTTCTACCTATGACAATTGGCGACGACATAGTTATCCCTGTCCCATATGTGAGTATATTCTCAGACGGATTGACGTTTATAGACCATGAGGTGTGTCCCTGTGCCATATTCTGAGAATAGTGACTAAACCCAAGGGATGTAGAATCATGCCCTTCGGTTGGAGCGAATGTAAATTCAAAATATCGGCTATGTTTATTGTACATATCATATTCCTTTCTAATCACCCAATCCTTCCATTTATCATAATCAAATTCGGGATGTAACTCATTCCATTCTTCCCTAGTGTACTCCTCACCAATAGTTATTGCAGTAAGATCCCAATACCATTTACACCAATACTTTTCATCACTCGGAGCGTCCATATCAAAATAGTTAAAATTAAGAACTTGATTTGGAAATGTGAAGAATCTTCTATACCGATCACGAATACCTTCCAACTCATCACCATCAAATAGTGGAATAAGGTCTGAATATGAGGTGCCTGATAGTGGATTTTCCACTGGATCTATAACATCTAATTTAGGATCTTTACTCCATGTTAGATCGTTCATTCCAAGTTTAGGAAGTATTGTGGTTCGGTAGTTTAGTGGTGTATTATCACGCTCATATAAACTTTTACCATAATGGTCAACTACATAGGAACCCTGAACATTAGAATCACCATAATCAGCATATTGATTGCTCGTAATTGAAACATCGCCATTAACCACAACCTCATCACCATATGTCTTTCTATTATTCAATGGATACGACAATTTCAACTCATCTGAACTCCCAAATATCATATCCTTAACAACGCCATAATACCCTTCCGTTGGGAATGAGAATAGATTGTTGTTATCTTCATACTTATTGAATAAATCAGCATATTTCGATAGGTGTAATGAGCTACTGGCATCACCTTCACTATAATTCATATTCACAAGAACATCATTAATGTAAACACTGTGACCTGACGGTGAATAATTCAATTTAACCTTTATATTTTCAGGCTGATCTTCAATGTGAAAGGTTCCTGATATATTAGACGCTTCAGGAGTAGAAATGTCATCCCTATATTCACGTTCGCTAAATTTACACAATGACGTACCGCTACACATCAACTCCAAACTTAGAACAAAGTTCTGATAATACCCTTCAGAGTTTTCATTATCACTAGCAAAACTATAACCCAATGGGTATAACTCGTTTGAATCGTAATTTGGAATAAGTTCAAGTTCAATATAACCGCTATCATAGAACCTCATAGTATCAACCACATTATATTTCAAATTATCAGACTGAACATCAAATCCTAATATGGTATTACCACCAAAAATTAAATTATAGGGGGATGCCTCACTATCAACATAAGACAGGCGATCATATTCTGTAAATTTGTTTCTAAAATCTTCGTACTTAGACATCTAAATCCTCATAATAATCTACACCAATAAAATCGGCATTCACTTCCAAGATTTGCCCAAGAGGAGCATCAACCTTTTTAAACAACCACCCTTTAATGGTAAATGAGGTATCAACCGCAACTCTATATGACTCATTGTTGCCGATATCAGTTGGGTAGTTATAATTCATCGCACCGCTCCATTCTACCTCAGAACGTATTTCCCTATCAACGTTCGGGTGCTTCCAACTTAATATAATGTATGGATCGAAATATGGTGCAAAATTGCAAACCATCTGATCCATATCATTTTGATATTTAGCTAAAAGTGAGACATTTACTGTAATATTAATAGGAACTGGTTGTAACGGGCTTGTGACCTCCTCATCCATATATACAGGTCCATCTATCTTATTAAAAACCCTCGCATTATCTCTAGAGATACCGCCAATCCAGACACTCATAACTGGAAGTTTAATATGTTGCTGTTTGTTTACTAGATAGTGCAACGTTCTGGTCTTGGGCATATATTTAACATTAAGCTCAATCTCTTTCTCCACATCCTTATTTTCATCATAACGCTTTAGGACGCAATCGTCCATAGCCTGAAGGAATTGAGTAATTAGATCCTTTATCTCCCAATGGAATGTATAATTTTTCATAAATTTCTCCTTTTAAGTACTTATCGGGAGAATCATCAAAACTATCATTTTAAAAACTGCTTTTTCTAAAATTTCTAAGTTCTAAAAATTAGTCACTTTGTGACTAAATTTTATAATTTAGAAATTTTACCATAATGACAGTTTAATGTCAAGTTTTTGGGCGATATTTCTCATTTTATTTTAAAAACTGTCAAAAATAGCTTATGTAACACATAGTAACACTAACTTTGACAATTTTGAGTAGGCACAAAAAAAAGTGGCAGTCCGAAAACTGCCACTATTGCTTATCGTATGTTACTAGAACATATGAATTACACTTTTAGCGTAATATCACACGAACCTCCTGCACAAGCTACGATATCTTTATGGATTGTG